CTGACCGTTAGATACAAGATCCAGGACCCGCTCAAGTCTTTTCTGGCTCAGACAGGCTTCACAAACCCAGTCAACCTCGCCTGGGAAATCCTGCCATTCTCGTTTGTCGTGGACTGGTTCCTTCCAGTAGGTCCCTTCCTGGAGACATTAAGCTCCTGGGACGGATTGACGTTTCTGGAGGGTTCGAGAACCCGCTTCACCCGAGAGGTGGCAAAATCCGTAGTCGACTACGCTGGAGCTAGCCCTCTGAATCCTTCGTTGACGCTGATCGACCATGGCGACTATTCTCGGGAGACGATCAGGCTGGATCGGGTGCGTCTTGCGACGTTCCCGCACCAGACTTTCCCGTCTCTCAAGAATGGTTTAGCCTCAATCGACCACGCGCTCAACGGATTGGCTCTTCTTAGGGCTGTCTTCAAGTAGGAGGACAGACTACATTCCTCAGTTTAACTTGGGAGTACTCACTTGTCTGCTATTGCAGCCTGTAAGGTCACGACCATCGGTCTCGTCTCGGCGCAGAGTTTCACCACGTCGAGTGCGACCGTTGGAAGTGACATCACGCTCAGCCCCGAACGGATTTCGAACGGGGTTGCGCGGTACGTCGATCGCGCCGCTACAGCTTATGTCGGCGCGACCAGCATGACTCTGAGCGTTCGGCCTCCTACCAAGGATAGCCGGGTGACCAAAGTCACGCACATGCTCCATTACCCTGTGCTTGAGACCAACGGCGACTCGTCTGCATCCGGCATTCTGCCGGCGCCAACGAAAGCCTACGAGCTCATGTACAAGGCGGAGTGGTTCCTGCCGGAAAGAAGTACCCTTGCTCAGAGGACTGCGTTTCTGAGCATTGTTACTTCCACGTTCCTGTACAGCTGTCGTGCAAGTGACGGTACGCCGGAAGATGCAACGGCGACGCCGCTCACTGGCGCGATTCTGAACCTGGAAGCCGTCTACGGCTCGTAAGAGCTATAGCCGGTGCAGGACCACACGAAAGGAGTACGTAACGTGTCTTCTCAGAAGCATGCTAAAGGCTTCCTTAAAGGGGCCTTGTCCTACCGTGTAACCTCAGGTTTTGAATCTGAGGTGATCATGGAGTATCTTCAGTCCCTTGATTGTCCTAGGGCCCTAACAGTCGCCATACTCTATAGAAATATGGAGCATGAGCAGATTGCCGGACTCGAGTTCAATCCTAACCTGTATAGAGATATGCAGGCTTGCCGGGATGCTTACGCTGCCACTAAGTTCTTGTCTAAGTTTACTGGTTTACAGTTAAACCGCGACCTGGACGAGGTGGCATTGACAAAGTTTCGAGAATTTGAAGCTTTGTGTAAGCAGACGAATCGTCGTTTTAGGAACCTCGCTAATGACCCACTATATCGTGGCGTCATCGTCAGACTGCATGATGCAGTTTGTCGAAAAATAGCGTCGATTCTGGGCGACTTTGATGCCGAAGAGTTCTTCATGATGCCAGACTGGGGCCCTGGCGCGACTACGCTAATAAAGCGTAGAGACGCCAGTCCAGCCAAAAAGTTCCAGTGCGAAACTGGAATAACACGTGATCTGTACGACCTTATCCCCTTCGAAACGCTCGAGGTATGTTACCCCGCGTGGAGTAGAATACTCCGGAAGAATACGTTTCCAACGTATGAAACCGGGAATAAGGTGATCACTGTGCCGAAGGACGCCTCGACCAATCGAGTTATCGCCGTGGAGCCAGGAATAAACCTCTGGTTCCAAAGCTCAGCTGGCGAAATGATTGGGAAAAGGCTACGGAGGCGTGGTGTCGACTTGCGCTGGCAAAGCAAAAATCAAAACCTGTCGAAAGAAGGTAGTAAAACTAACTTCCTCGCCACGATTGATTTGAGCAGCGCTAGCGATTCCATTGCTGGTGCCGTAGTGGAGGAATTACTCCCTCCCCGATGGTACCATCTTTTGGACGCTTGTCGATCTCACTACGGTAAGGTAGGTGGAGTCAGCCAGAAGTGGGAGAAGTTCTCCAGTGTGGGGAACGGCTTCACTTTCCAGCTGGAATCGCTCATTTTCTATGCAGTAGTTTTATGCTGCATAGAGTACCTCGGG